CGTCTGTATCATCGACGGCGACCTTTACGACAGCTGGCCCAGCATGATGGAAACACCGACATTTTTCTGGAGGATGAAATGATGTTTAACCCGTTAATGCAGATGATGTCCAACATGATGAACCCGCAGCAGATCCTGAACCAGTTCCTGCAGAGAGTACCGGCAGAGATCCGGAACGATCCGAACCAGGTGCTCAGCTGGATGCAGCAGAGCGGCATGGTTACCCAGGAGCAGATCCAGAGGGCCCGGCAGATGATGGGTCAGCAAATGACGGGCAAATAAACAAACGGTGTGTATATAAGGTGACAACGGCCAATGTCGCCTGATCTACACAAAACCGGCAAATAAGTAACCTGATTTCTTTCGTCGAGTGCGCATAGACGGTGGGAATAAATAAACGAAAGGAATCAAGAACAATGGAAAGTGGAAATGGTAATCCTATGGTTATGCCGGTGGCCCCGTACTACGGCGGCAACGGCGGAGGATTCGGCCTTGACGGCAGCTCCGGCTGGTGGATCATCCTGCTGCTGCTTTGTCTGGGCGGCGGCTGGGGCAATGGCTTCGGCGGTATCGGCGGAGGCGGCGCTATCCCGTGGATGAACACGAACAACGACGTGCAGCGCGGCTTCGATCAGAGCGCGGTCATGGGCGGCCTGACAGGTGTGCAGGGCGCGGTGACTGCCGGATTCGGTGACGTGCAGACCGGCCTTTGCGGCGGCTTTGCCGGCGTAACGGCTGCGGTGAACAACGGATTCGCGCAGGCGGAGATCGGCGAAAACGCCAGGCAGATGGCCAACATGCAGCAGATGTTCCAGCTGCAGAGCCAGCTGAGCCAGTGCTGCTGCGATAATCGTCTGGCCACCTGCCAGACCCAGAACATCGTCCAGAATGAAGGCGCTGCCACGCGGCTGGCGATCCAGCAGCAGACGCAGGCGATCCTGGACAAAATGTGCCAGGATGACATCGACCGGAAGAACGAGAAGATCCTGGAGCTGCAGAACAGCCTGAACATGGCGAACCTGGCAGCGTCCCAGGTGGCGCAGACCCAGCAGATCCTGGCGGCGATTACTCCGGCAGCCTGACAGGAGGGATAAAGAATGTTTGATGGCATTTGTGAAGTCCTCCGGATGGAAATGGAAAAGCTGGATGAAAAGTATTCCAGCGGCAATATCTCGCTCACTGACAAAGATCTGGGGGATATTGACAAGATCGCTCACGCGCTGAAGAGCATCGAGACCTACAGCGCGATGAAAGGGAGCAGCGAATACGGCAGCCGGGACGGCGGAAGCTATGCCCGGGGCCGGAGCCGGACAACCGGCAGGTACATCAGCCGTGACGGAGGCAGCTATGGCTACGATCCGTACCATGGCGAACCTGAACGGATGGACAGGCGGTATTAACCGCAAGGGAGGCATAAAGCCTCCCTTTTTCTGACTCCCGTTTGACTCCCGTTTTGATGTTTTTTTATGCTTTTTATGCGTTTTATGAACAATTTTTAAGTAAAAAAATAGGACATAAAAAATCCGCAAGCCTTTGATTTATAAGGGCTTGCGGTCTGTATGCCCGGCAGGATTCGAACCTGTGACCTTCAGAGTCGGAGACAGTATGAAGGAAATCGAGAAAGGCAGGAATTATAAGACTTTGCGACGGTTTGATGCTGTCTGCTGACTCCCGTTTGACTCCCGCGCAGGGATGTTCATGGCGTTGATGCTCTTTATGGCGGAGCGGATCCGGAGGTCTGACACATGGTCGTAGATCCGGAGAATCATCTTTTCATCGGCATGTCCCATCCAGCGGATGGCGAGCTTCATATCCACGCCGGCGTCCCGGAGCATAACGCAGAAGGAATGGCGGAGGTCATGCGGGCGGACGGTCCATTGCTTCCAGTCCATGAAGCGGAGGGCGTCCGCTTCCTCCTTTTTACCCTGGGCAAGGAGGCGCTGGATCTGATCATACCGTTTAGGATTGCGGGCGCGGTATTCCGGAGTGAGGAAGTACCAGCGCTTCTGCTTGCAGTTGTTCAGCATCAGCTCAATGGAATTCTTCCAGTCTGTCCAGGCGTTCTGAAAAGCTGTTTCGCTGCAGATCTTCCCGGATCTGTCTTTGAGAATGTAACCGGAGAGATCCTGCAGGAAGGGCCGGAGAGCATCAAACACCGGGACCGTGCGGTTACCGGCATCGGTTTTAGGCGGGGAGATGATCGCCTGGTTGGAATCATAACGGACAGCCCGGGAGACGGAAATATACGCAGGGACGCCTTTTTCATAGATAATATCTTTATCCGTAAAGGCCAGCATCTCACCGCGGCGGAGGCCGGCATAAAGCATAAGCATGGCCGGAGCCTGCATGCGGTGGGGGAAGGTGCGGATGATATCTGTTTCCCAGGGTTCCAAGGCGCGGTGGGTGCCGACAGTACCTTTGTGGGGCTTTGCAGAATCCTTGGTGACGGGATTGGATCTGCAGTATCCGTTCTCAATGGCGGAGGAAAAGAGCGCCTTATACAGCATTCGCGCCCGGCGGATGGTGGAATCAGAGTAACCGAGATAACGCTGCCAGACCTTCTGAATATCCAGGGGAAGGACAGCGTTAAGGTATTTGTCACCGCAGACGGAAGTAAGCGCCTCCAGCTGGGTGGCATAATCGTTATAGCATTTGTCAGATACAGAGGCTTTTGCGAGCGGAAGCCATTGGGAAGCATACTCTGAGACAGTCATGTTCCGGATCTCATCAATGCCGTGCTCGCAGCGGTATTTGTATTCGTCCCGGAGACGGCGGGCTTCATCGTCAGACACATAAGAATAAAAGCACTTGCCTTTATACTTGCGGACGTACCGGCCGTCTGGGCGGGGTTTTTCTTTGCGGGGCATAGTTATTCCTCATATCCGTCCATGTAGCTGCCGAAGTTGGCAAGCATGGATTCATCGGTCTTTGACAGATAGGTTTCAAAATCAATGAAGTTTTCAATATAATCCTTGAACTGTTCTTTTATCTTCCTGTTCAGCTCCGCCGGCACATGGACAGGCGGCGTCTTCCGCATACCCTGCAGGCAGCGCTCATAGCAGCCGGTCATGGCGCCGAGCACTTCAACAGTAAAAGGGATACCGGAATCCTGGACGGCGCGGATCAGCGGCCGGGGACAGAGGAAGTGATGGGCAAAGCAGTAGGCTTCCGCCATGCGGACATCCTCCGGACGGGATCCGTCATGTCCGAGAACGATATGCCCGAGCTCACGGGCCAGGGCACGCTGAAGAAGATAGAAGGGCAGGCGCTGGTTATATGTTACCAAATAACGTAATTTGCCATCATCAAAGTGAGTTGATGTTACTGCATCATGACTTTCCGTTTCAAAAGCCGTCAGAATGTTATTGCGGTCAACACCCAGGCGGGCGGACATTTCCGTAAAGGAAAGCGCCAGCACGCCGGGCGTGCGCTTAAAGACAGGCAAGGGCAGAACAGGAGCAGTATTGATGTTATGCTTTATCAGCATTTCTGCGGCGGCAATAGCGGCGCGCTCATAATCAGGCGTCATTTGTCGTCGTCCTCCTTGAAGTAATCAGCATATTCAGAAAAAGCAACCTGCAGGATTTTCAGCGCCTGTTCGCGCCTCTCCGGAGGCATACGGTCAATCCCTTCAGAAATAATACGGGATTCGCGGGTAAGCGGTTGATCTTCGTGCAGATCTTCCGGAGATAGCAATTCAATAGGAGATACATGAAGAGCTTTAGCTAATGATGCAATGGTTGCTTGCTTTAGGTTTACAACAACACCTGTCTCATATTTGTTAATAGCAGCCTTTTGCACACCAATGAGATTGCCAAGCTCTTCCTGTGTCATTCCGAGCTTTTTACGCAATTGTTTGATCTTCTCGCCGGTGGTCATATGTTCACTCCTTTCGGACGTTTATCATGTTAACAGATACATTATAAAAAAACAAGAAAAAATATCTTGACAGGATATTATGTGATGTGTATTATAGTATCCGAAACGGATACTTTTGAGAGGAGAGCTAAATATGAATACCTTGCAGTTTAATGTTTACAAGGTAAAAAACAATGACACGCAGGCTATATTGGCGGAGGCTATGGGGCTTACGCAGTCTGCTTTGAGTGCGCGTATCAACGGTAAGATTGAGTTCAGACAGAATGAGATAAATTTCATTCGTAAACGTTGGGGTCTGACTGATCAGGAAACCGTTGATATTTTTTTTAGCGAAGAGGTATCTCAAAAAGATACAGTAACGGCATAAAAGAAAGGAAGATCTGTATGTTTTTTCTTCTGATCGCCGGAAGCCGGGGTTACGTGGACAATGTCACCTTTGACCGGATCGTCGGGGAGAACATCGGGCCGGAGAGCCTGCTGCACGAGGTGGTGATCGTGGAAGGCGGGGCCAGAGGCGTGGACAGCATGGCCAGGCATTACGCGATCAGCCGGGGGCTGATGCTGGACGAGTTCAAAGCTGAGTGGAGCAAGTACGGCAGGGCAGCCGGGCCGAAGAGAAACGACCGGATGACAGACTGGGTGAAGGAGAATACCCGGGGCCACGATGAGGGCATGGCGCTGTTCTTCTGGGACGGCGAGAGCAAGGGAACCGCACAGTGCATCCGCAGCGCGAGGAAGCGCGGGATCCGTGTGAGGATATGGAACACCAGAACAAACGAGTACATGGAAGAGAAGGAGGAATGACCTATTAACACGATCACAATGATTCCTATTGACCAGCTGCTGCACCATCCGCATAATCCGCGGCTGGACCTGGGCGACCTGACGGAGCTGACGGAGAGTATCCGGAGCCAGGGCGTACTGCAGAACCTGACGGTGGTACCGGAAGCGGAATTCCCAGGAGATGATCATTACCTGGTAGTGATCGGCAACCGGAGAATGGAAGCCGCGAAGCTGGCCGGGCTGGCGGAGGTCCCCTGCGTGATCAGCGACATGGACTTCAACACGCAGATTGCCACCATGCTGACGGAGAATATGCACCGGACAGATCTGACACTGTATGAGCAGGCGCAGGGAATCCAGATGATGATGGATCTGGGACTGTCGCAGGGGCAGATCAGCGAGATGACCGGCTTCAGCCGGACAACGATCAAGCGCCGGGCGGAGATGGCCAGGCTGGACAAGGAAACGCTGAAAGAGAAATGCACGCAGCTGACCATGGATGAAATGGATCTGCTGATGCAGATCCGGGACATCGACAAGCGTAACGAGCTGCTGAAGGAAGCCGGGACAAACAATTTCAAATGGAAAGTCACGAGCGCCGTTTCAGAGCAGAAAATGCAGGACGCCTACAACCAGGTGAAATACATCCTGAAGCAGGCAGGATGTATCGAAAAGAACGTGCGCGGGGTGACAGACTTCTGGGAAAAGTACGAATACCTGCCGTACGCAACGAGCATTAACCTGGACAATTACAGGGCGGGCGAAAACATCCTGCCGGAGGATGATCGTCAGCTGTTCTTCTTCAAAGAATACGGATTCGTGAGGTTCTGGGCAGAGAAGCGCAAAGTGACGGTATCAGCTGATGAAGACGATGAAAACGAT